GCCCAGCAGCAAAGCAAATCAGCGTACGCATCATTAAGAACTTTAAGAGCCTAGAAGATTGCAAGACCAACGACGAGGTTAGCGAACTTTGGACTGGCCTAAGCGCAAGCGCATACCAGAGCCGCTACGGCATCGCATTTAACGAATAATCACTTAATCAAATAACTTAATGGAGAACTCACAAATGACTATTGAAGAACTTATCGCAGACAAACTCGACGGCATGACATTCGATACCGAAGAGGATATGCTTAACTATGTCGCTACGCTCTGCGACGACATGGTTGCAAGCATTGGCACATTCCAGCGCAGGTTTGAAGCAGCACCACGCCGCAATGCAGACGAATGCAGCATAGATGTAGAGGAATACATCGAGGCAGACCGCAAGGAAGAAGAGGCGGCAAATGAAGAATGGTAATTTAGAAGAAGATTTGGCCAACGCCGTGCAGGATTTGTACGGCGAGCCTACAATCTATGAAAGCGAGGAATAATGAAAAGCCCCTCGGATTATTTTGAGGAATATAAGCAGACCGCATGGGAAGTAGCACGAGGCGAATTTCCAAATGGCGCAGAAAGGAAGCGAAAACTAAAAGAGTTGCGCTTAGATTACGCAACGGTAATGCACCTTGTAGATTCGATAGTTGGCATTGACAGAGATATAGATTACTGGAGAGAACATAAAATAGGAAAGAGAGGAACAATGAGCGAAGCGGAAATCGTGATGGTATTAAAAGATTTATTCTCTGATTATGGAGAGCATGTTAACCTTACTCGTGGCGAAAGACACAAAGTTGAAATGTGGCTTGAAGAGAGGTACTTGGAGACGCAGAAGAACGAGGAGTAAGTTTAACAACTTGGTGCGTCCATAAGGGGATTGTGAAAGACCAAACAACAACGCATGGGTTTTTATTATTTTTTTGACATGCGTGGCTAAATGACATAAGAGAGCATGAACCTCACGGAGAAAGCTGCTGGCGTATCTCCTATTGCGCCGAGCAGAGGTTAAATGAGCGAAAGTGGTGGCAACACTCCAAATAAGTCCACAGAGCTAAAGCCAAATAAAGATTAGCCCAACAAAATGGGCTATTTTTATTGACATTTGCTTATGGGTTGTATAGAATAAAAGTAGCAACCATTAGCAAGAAAGGAGAAAATGGTAGAAGAATTAAAAGCAGAAAGAGCCAAATACCACGACAGACCAGAATGGTCGTACAGTCAAATGAAAGTGATATTGGATTCTGGAATAGACTATGCGGTGGCAGCGAAGAGAAAGTTATTGCCCGCACCAGAGTCCAAAGCCATCGACATTGGCACATTGGTACACCAGGCAATACTAGGGGGAGACGAGCAATTTGTGATTTCGCCTTACGACAACTTTAGAACTAAAGCTGCGCAGGAATGGCGAGACCAGCAGTTAGAGATGCAGCGAATCGTAATCAAGAAAGAGGATTCCGACATCATTAACCAGATTGCGGCGAACATTAAGAACCACCCATTGTATAACAAATACTTGGGTAAAGGGAAGAAAGCATTTCACGAGCTAGAACTTACGGCTAAGGCCGATGGCGTTGCGCTACGAGGCAAAGCAGATTATCTGCGCATATTGCCGAGCGGCGGTCTAATCATTACCGACATCAAGACTACGGCAAAGTTCGACGAGTTCTTCCGCAAGGCGCAATGGTCTCATTACGACCTACAAGCTGCCGTGTATTCGCTAATTGGTACGCAAGCCACCAAATCAAAGCAAGAGCTTACAAATTACTATTTCTGCGTGGCAGAGACGGTAGCACCTTTCAGAGTCCAGTTTATGCACGCAAGCCTAGAGTTTGTAGAGGCTGGAGAGCGCAAGTTGCGCAAGTGCCTGGACGAGATTAAAGAGTTTGGCGACAGAGAGCCTAACTTTCTATTAGAAACAGTAAGAGAACTAGGAGATTATAGCCTATGAGCAACAACAATCAAGTACAACTATATGTGCGCAATGAGGGCGTGCAGAAGCGCATTTCAGAGCTTTTGGACAAGCGTGCGCCACAATTTACCACGAGTCTTGTAACGGCCGTGAACGAAAACGCAAAGCTTGCAGAATGCGAGCCACAGAGCGTCCTTAACGCAGCATTAACAGCAGCAAGCATGGACTTGCCGATTAACCAGAACCTAGGCTTTGCCTATCTGATTCCGTATAACACGAAGAGCGGCAATGTCTGCCAGTTCCAGATGGGCTACAAGGGCTTTATCCAGCTTGCACAGCGTTCTGGCTACTACAAGACGATAAATGTTACGGATATTCGCAAAGGCGAGATTAAGGGTCGTGATAGGATTAAAGGCACTATCGAGTTCGACTTTATCGAGGACGACAAGAAGCGTGATAAAGAGCCTATCGTAGGCTATGTGGCATACTTTGAGCTTCTAAACGGATTCGAGAAGATGCTATACATGAGCGCAGAGCAAATCGAGCAACACGCCAAGCGATTCTCGAAGAGCTACAAATATGGTGGCGGTCTATGGAAAGACGATTTTGACAGCATGGCCAGCAAGACCGTCCTCAAGCAACTTATCAGCAAGTTTGGGCCTCTAAATACGCAGCTGCAAGAGGCTGTCATTAAAGACCAGACAGTTGACGGCGAATATGTAGACAATCCAGCATATAGCGAGCCAGTCGTCGTAGAAAACGCCGAAATGGGCAGCTCTGAAGAATCATTTACAGATACGAATATTGTAGAAGCAGAAGAATCTGCATAATTTCGCAAAAAAGTCCGAAAAACCTATTGACTTTGCTTATGGGTAGGGTTTATACTCTAACTATAAGCAAAGCAAGAAAGGACAACAAAATGGAAGAAATCTACAAAGCAATCAAGCAGCTCAAGCAAGCTATGAAGAATGTAGACAAAGCAGAGGAAAACGCATTCCGCAATCGCAAACATGTTGCAGCCGATGCACTTGAGAAAGCATCGCTCGACATCGCACTAATCTGCGACAACCTAAAAATCGCAAACGAAATGGCAATGACTAAGAAAGGATAAAAATGACAATCAAGCTTAAAAATGGGATTGTCCTAAAGGACATCGAATCTATCGTATATAAAGACAATGGCAGGTGTTGGTGCGAAACGGCGAAAGCCAAGCGTACGGCATTTAACAAAGACGACATTGAACTAATCATTGGAAATGGAAAAGAATGAAACTTAAAACTAAAACTGGCAAAGTCTACATCTTCGGTTCGGTAACGAACCAAGGTGCAGACGGAATCTGCCTAGAAATGAAGAGCGTTATTAACAACAAGCTTGTTAGCCGAAAGGTAACCTACCCGACATGGGAGAAGCTATTAGAGAGGCTTAATACGCTAGAGGAGATTTACTAATGAGCGTAATTTTACTAATCATTCTACTTTGGCTACTAGCCGTACTACTATTTAACAACGACAGGAGAAAGTAATGTGCAAGATTGAGGTAAGGCACGAGGGCGAAGCTCAAAAGATTGAGATTAGCCGAATCCGTGCAGAGGTTGGCCGCAAAGGGGGACTCGCAAGAGTTCCCAAAGGATTCGCCAAAATGAATCCAGAACGCCGCCGAGAGATTGCTATCAAGGCATCACAGAAAGCTGCTCTTATTCGCAGCGCAAAGGCTAAGAAAGAGGCATAGAATGATTGAAATCCGTGCGCCTAGATACCACGACCGAGTGGTTCTCATAGCAAAATACAAAATAACGCCTGGGTATCCAGTAAAAATCAAAATATTGTATGGAGCATACAAGGGCGAGTACAACATACCATCAAAGGTGCTGTACCAAAGCCCAGTAGAACCTATGACTACTCGCAATGGCAATGTAATAGCCATGAAAGCCGTGCCGCTAGACGCATTGGAGAGGATAGACAATGGAAATCAAGAAGATTAAGCAAATGCTAACCGAATGGAACGCTACACGCAGTATTAGCCTCGGAAGCGAAATATTAGAACAGTTAGTTAAGGATTTTGGAATCAAGGGGAAATAATGGAGCTAACAGTAGACGACTTAAAGATTATCGAGAAAGCATTGCAGGGATTCGTCCTCGCAAAGAAGAATGCCATTGTGCAAGCAGAGAGCATGACAGAAACCGTAACGCACGCCAAAGACCTTGAAAAGACCGCAGCATTGCTCGATAAGATTCAAAGTGTAACATATACGAGGGCGGACAATGACGAAGAAAGCATTGCGGAAGAAACAACGCAGGAAGAGGAATAAGCAAAAAGGTGGCGACAAATGAACATTTACATATTCGATATAGACGGTGTTCTCGCCGACCTAAGACATAGGCTATGCTATAAAAACCGTGGGGACTTTGATATGTTCTACGAGGATAAAAAGGTACTAGCAGATGGGCTTATACAACCTGGTAGAGAGCTTTTCCGCATTATGAACCAAGACGGAATCGTAGTGTATGCTACTGGTAGGCCAGAGAGAACCAGGCAAACCACAATCGAATGGTTGCACAAGAACAGATTTCCTATGCGAGCTTTGCTCATGCGTAAGGACGGCGACTTTAGACCGTCCCCAGAGATTAAGGTTGAGCAAGTGAGAGAGGTACTCGAAAGCTTCAAAAACATCGACAAAGTGTGGTTTATCGACGACGACCCAAGGAATGTAGCTGCGGTCGAGGAAGCGTTCCCAGAAAAAGCAAAGATTAAGGTAAATGGATTAGTTTATGGTACAGAAAGGTTCTAAGAAAGTTCCGATAGAAGATGTGGAGTGCGAGATATTCGTAAAGGAGCTTGAGAAGAACTATCCAGACATCAAGTTCTCGCACATAGCCAACGAATCACGCTCTGGCGGGCAATACGCAAAGATTCGTGGAGCAAAACTTAGAAGAATGGGACAAAGACCAGGAATGTGGGACTACGAGCTATTTATCCCAGTCTATGACATAGATGGCGAGGTAGGCTCATACCAGGAAATCCGAATTGAAATGAAACGGCAAAGAGGCGGTGGCTCTACTACCTCTAAAGACCAGAAAGACTGGGGAAAGGTCTACGACCTGGCTGGAATCCCTTGCAAGGTTTGTTTCGGAGCGAAAGAGGCTCTGGAATATGTGGCACAAATCGTGCTACAATGTAATGCGTAAGGACTTTGGAGCAAATGCGATATGTTCCAAAGTCGTTGCTCGACCTAATGTAAAAAGTGCGCTTTGTTATAACGGCGCATTTTTTGCTATAATGATGGCAAAGAGGATATTAAAATGCCATACCCACTACCACTCACAAGAACAGAAGCTTATTTAGCTTACAAGGCTGGTGTAATCCAGCAATCAGACTTAAAGCCATCTCTAGCCATACCACGCAACGGCATCGACGCATGGTTAGCATATTGGACAGGACTGACTAAGAAATACCCTACAAAAAATGTAGGGAAGAACCTATTTGACGTGCATGCAACGCCGTTCAAGCTTAATAATGTTACATGCACCGTAGAGGACGACGATGTTGTAATTGTACATACGACTGGTTCTTCGCAATATAATTTCGCCCAATGGAACTTATACAACCTAGAAAGAGGCAAAGAGTACACTCTTTCTTTTGAAAGTGTGGAATGTAATGTGGGAGACCCTACTGGACGAGTGCTGTTTGTCGGATACTACAAACCAGGCAGCGCAAGCTATACGCAGATAGGATACGTTGATTACCCAGAGACAAAATACACTTTTACAGTCCCAGACGATGCCGAAGCGATTGGCGTGTTTTTGTACGCTAGAGGGCATAACACATATACATATTCTGGCGTTATGGTGGAAGCTGGTAGCGAGCAAACGCAGTACGAACAATACACAGGAGAGCCTAACATTCTCCAGGAAGAAGAGGCGTATATCGCCTATCTAAGTGGCGTTGTTAGCGAATACCCAGAGAAATGCTTGCGCCGTGTTGGTGCATATTTGCGCTATCTTATTTCTGCACGCTGGGGTAGACCAGACCACCCATTGAATCGTGAAGAGCTTTATCTTTCGCTTATTAAGACGCAGGTAATACCATCTGGCAATCCTAGCTCCGACATTGAGATTGACGGAACATGCAAGGCTGCGTTTCAAGATGTTAAGGTATATGGCAATACTAAACAAAACAGCTATACTGGCAAAAACTTGTTTGAATGTGAGATTTATATAACCTCTAAAAATGGCGTGTCTTTCGAGTATGTAGATGGCGGTATTATCCACGCTTACGGTCAGCCGACATCAGAATGGATACCATGCTCACTAAACTATAATGAGGGCGTAAGGGATATGCCAGTACCAGAGGGTACTACATTGAGCTTGGCTAGTGAAGCGAGCGGGCCAGGGTATTTAAGCCTTACGGTTCGTGTAAGAAATAAGAATACCCCGACTGACGATACGGACGACTTGTCGACTGGTACTAGGACGAAGACTACGACCAAAGACAACGACTACATGATGCTCTATTTGCGTGTCGACACGACTAAATACCTTGATGCCTACATAAAGGTGCAAGTAACAGCCTCGGACACGCCAGACTACGATTATGAACCGTATGTAGGCGGCATAAAAAGCCCAAGCGAGTTTTACCAGCAAATTGTGGAAACCGTAACTGGTAGACAATCTATTAAGGTAACTGGCGGTAAAAACCTATTTAATAAAAACGACTACGAGACGATAAATTGTTACCTTAACAATAGCCAGAAGCTCGTCTATGCGACAGGCGTAAGAAGCGTTATTATGAGATGCTTGCCTAATACCACTTATACCGTCTCTAAGACAAATGCTGGTACACAGCCTAGGTTTTGTATTTATACCACTACAAATAGGCCAGAGCCTCTTATGACAGCAAATGTCGTAGTCGGTACTGTTACTGGTAAGGACGAAGCAACAAGCTACACTATTACTACTGGGCCTAATGACGAGTATATGCTTGTATTCCTATGGATTAGCTCTACTGACATTACCTTAGAAGATGTTGTAAACACATTGCAAATAGAGATTGGAAACCAAGCCACAGAATATTCTGACTATATTGGCTCTGAATATGAGATTAACCTAGGCAAGAATATCGCAGACATGTCCACATACAACTATGGCAATATTCTCGCAGATGGTACTGTTACCGAAAGCACGGATTTTTGCCGCAGCAACATGTTCCCGATTGAAGAGGGTGCGATATATTCCGTGTGGGTAGACAACGCCCAGGAGACAGATAAAGCTATCCGTGTCGCATTCTATGATGGGCATAAGCAATTTATGGATAGGCCTAGTATTATCCCAGGCGAGAGCGGCTATGTTACGGCTGGCGCGCCAGATGGTGCTAAGTACATCGCAGTAGCATTCGCAATTAGGGCAGGAATGCACAGAGTGCAAATTGAGGCTGGAGATAAGTTTACTGGTTACGCCGAATATTTCAAGCCTATTGAGCTTTGTAAACTTGAGGGTAAATCCGACTATATTTATAAAGTAGACGGAGTTTGGAAGATACATCGTGAGACATATATAGATGTTCTTGACGGCTCTGATGACGAAAACTGGTATAGGAGTAGCGGCGCATTTAAGTGTAACAACCTTAGCCAAAATGGAACTGCGGCTAGACCGTCTCTCGGCTGGCCAGATATGAGTGCCGAATACTATTCGTATAATGTCCCTAGCAGCACCCATGGCTATATGGGAGAAGCATATTGTAGCGGATTCACGAGCGGCAAAGCATGGGAAATCGTAGCGGCCGTAAACAAGAGCGGTAGATTTGGCCTAGGCGCAGTCGATACGGCTGGCGGAAACTCGTCCATATATATCGACTCAATCCAAGACGTTACCATAGAGCAGTTTAGGGAGTATCTTGCTGCTGCACCAATCGAGCTTGCGTATGTCGTACAGACACCGTACGAGGAAACAATCACGAACCAAGCTTTGATAGCACAGCTAGAAGCGTTGCAGAATGGCGGTGCAGAAGATGGCATGACGGTCATTCGTTTGACGACATCTTACCCGAACCTACCAGCTTTGCTCTATGTAGAAGCACCAAAATACGAGTAAAATATACATAAGCTATGTATCCAAGAACTGCCTACTGGCAGTTTTTTGGTATAATCAAGATATAACTAACGAGGACACGACCATGGGTTGCTCTGGCAAGAAAAAAGGCAAGAAGAAATAAAGTGCTAAAAAATGTGCATTTAATGGTGTTTTTTACGATTTTTCCGCAAAAATCGCTGTTAAATGTATAATAAAAACTACGATAGTGCCATGTGTACTAATCGTTATAAACCGCCTCAAGAAGATTGCAGAAATGTGGTCGTAAGTGGTGGTTTTTGTTATAATAAAGACGGATAGGTTTTGCTGCCTATGCCTAACTCGGTAAGTTCGCCGAGGGGAGTTAGCCGTGCTTCCTTATGCAGTAATCGGTAAATCTATCTTACCAGCGTCTATCGTGTGGGGATAGTGCCGCTCTTCGGGGCGGTTTTTTGTGGTATGTTGGTGTCATAGATGTCGCCAACATTGTATAATTACATTGCGAGCTATTTATGGTATTATAGAGCGCAGGACAGAGGCAATATCCTATGTACAAGCCTTGAGTTCGGTCGATTCTCTAAAATCGCCGCCAAAATTGAAACTTTTACCAGAGGTAGACTCTGGTTTTTTGGTATTTTATGAAAAAAGTCGAAAAAGGTATTGCATTTGCTTATGGGTGGGTGTAATATAAAGATAACTAAGCAAGAAAGGAGCTACAAAAAATGAACTACTACGGAATCGTAAGAAGAATCTACAAAAACAACGGCAAGATGCCATACGAGACAATCGTAATGCCAAATCTATTCAAAACATTTGAAGAGGCGGTAAGGTTCGCAAAACATGACAGCGACCAAAGCGGATTGCGCTACGGATACCAATGGATTAACGAGACAACCCAACTCGAAACGCAGCACAACAGCAAGACTGGCAAAGACACTATCTACCGCCACGAGTGGGACATCGAAAAATATCAAGTCGAGGGCGAATAATCGCCCTCTAAAGAAAGGAGAACAAATGAAAACTAAGAAGATTTACTACTACACGCTAGAGTCTATGGACGGCCGAGTATATTTCGGCACTAGCACGAAGAGACTAGCCAAAAAGCACTACGCAGAAGCAAGCAACGAGGGAATCTGCTACAAGCGATTGGTAGGAGACAACAGATATAAAAAGTTTATGTTTATGTGGTAAGGAGAAAAGCAAATGAACGCAATGACCAGTAACATTTATTACAATCCAGTCACGCACACTACGCAACACCAAACGGACTATGTGCAGGAATGCTTGGTAGAACGAGACAACCAAGAGATTATGCAGAAATATCTGCGAGGCGAGCAGCTGACCGAAGAAGAATCCAAAACCGTGTCGGATTGCGCAACAGAGAAGAAAGAGAGCGAAGATACGGCAATCAAAATCACGCTTATAATCATTGGAGTGGTAGTGTTAGCTTTTGTAATATTTTTAATAGTAAACGCAGTAACGGGGTACTGGTACTAGAATGAGCAGATGGGAACTATTGAGGCTCGCATGCGAAACCTTGCAAGGCAAGTACGGTAATGGTAGAGAGCGAGAGATACGCTTACCTAATTACGAAGCTGTGCAAGAAATCATAAACTGCGTCTTAAAGCACGAGGATAGGGAGTCGTACGAGACGGAGTGCAGCAAAGAGAATATAAGAGCCGCGCTAGAAGCAATTAAGGGGGAGAATGAAGAAAAATAAGAATAAAGACGATGGAGATGGAATATGGAGAAATAAGAATGGCGACTGGGTGTACTACTGTGATGCTTGGCCATGGGACAAAGAAAGACATGTGGAAATGACATATATCATAGATGGCCATATACCAAGAGCGTTGGCCTTAGAAATCGGAGAGAGGAAATGGAACGAGGAACTAAGGTATTACGAAAGAATGAAATACGACGAGGAGTTTAGAGAGGAGATAGAGAATGAAAATAAAGGTCGATAAGGAAGAGTACGAACTCCTAATCGAGCGAGTCAGAGAGCTTGAAAAACACAGAGAGGCAGAGTGGGAGCATTTTAGGAGACTAGAAAATCATTTGCAGAGGTACATGGAAGATTACTTTGAGCATAAATGTATGACCGTGATGGTCAAGAGAGATAGAAATATGATTATGGCAGAGGTTCGTAAGAATGTCATGGATAGTCTGTTTAAGGAGAAAGAATGAAAGAGTATCTATTCAGAATATGGAAAGGAGACGAGCTTTATTTCTCTTATTATGTATTTGCGGAAGATGTAAGAACCGCAATTTGGAAAGCAATGACTTATCTCGGCGATAAAAATGAATTAAATATGGAAAGGCTATATCATGCAGAAGCAGTCAAGGAACTCACGGGCGGGAATGGCGTTCTGACGACTACTATTCCGATTACTAGGGGAGAGGAGAAAGAATGAAATACGAACGAACTAACGGCGAAATGCACAATATAGAGCCAACTATCCTAAGCAAGACGGCAGCAGAACAGATTGACGACTACCAAATGAAAATCTATGAGATTATGAAGCATGTCTATCCAGAGATGGTTGGCTATACGGCAGATTGCCACGAGTGCAAGACTGAAGATGGCCAGTTTGATGTACATACGAGGTTCTTTATGCACAGGCCAGAGGAGATGGAAGAGGAAAGGGAACAGGATAATGAGGCATAGCTTGTCAGACTTGATAGCGGCGCATAGATTTTATTCAGAAAAGCTAGAAGCGGTAGAATCTGAAACTCTATCAGAATACCAACTAAGAACTTGCGACTGTGGTATTAGCCAGCAAGAGTTCGAGAGCCTTAAAGCGGAAAGGATTAACGCATTGCAGTCGAAAATAGATGGGCTAGAATATTTTATAGATTATCATGTAACAGGAATGCACGCGGAAAAAGAGGGATAACACATAGCCAGCAACACGCTGGCTTTTTTGGTATAATTTAAGTGTAAACATTAAGCAGAAAGGCCACAGCCAATGCAAGATTGTGTAACAGCCATAGAACTCTTTGCTGGGATTGGTGCTTTTAGCAAAGCTCTTACTAATCTTGGCGTAAAACATAAAATATTAGATGCGGTCGAAATAGATAAATATGCCGTGCAAAGCTTCAACGCTGTCCATGGTACTAATTTTGAGCCACAAGATATAACTAAATGGGATAAGACATTCGACGAGCCAGTAGATTTTATAATGCACGGTAGCCCATGCCAGGACTTTAGCGTAGCTGGTCGACAAGCAGGTGGAGACAAGGGTTCTGGCACTCGTTCAAGCCTAATGTACGAAACGCTGCGCATTGTGGAGAAACTCAAACCAAAGTGCGTGGTATGGGAGAATGTAAAGAACCTACTGTCGCCAAAGCATAGGCACAATTTCGATGCTTATCTGCAAGCAATGGCGGATTTGGGATACCATAGCAATTACCAAGTTCTGAACGCACGAGATTTTGGCGTTCCACAGAACAGAGAGAGAGTCTTTACTGTGAGTATAAGAAAAGACTTAGAGGACGAGTTTATGGCGTTTGGATTCCCAGAGAAGAAACCGCTCACGGTAAAGCTAAAAGACTTGCTAGAAGATAGCGTAGACGAAAAATACTATGTTTCTGACAGAATGTTGGATTATTTTATGGGCGTGAACCAAAAGCCGAGCAAGTTCCCTCGAAAAGAGAGGTTTATGTCTAATATATTCCGCAAGAACCAAGATATTGCGAATAGCCTAACTACCAACCAAGGGAATAGACCGACGGACAATTTCGTGCTAGAGCCAGTCTGCGTCGCTTCGAGAGGTAGAGGGGAGAATAACGAGCAACACCTTGAGCCACGCAGAGATGGCGTAACAAACACCATTACTACGGTTCAGAAAGACAACTATATTTATGTCCCTAATCGTTTGCGCAAGCTAACACCGAAAGAATGTTGGCGTTTGATGGGTTTTGAGGATAGCGATATTGAGAAAGCTGAAAACGCTGGGGTTAGCAAAACGCAACTATACCACCAAGCAGGTAATAGCATTGTCGTAAACTGCATTCAAGCTATTGTGGGTAATGCGATAGGAGCTTTGTATGGCAAATAGAGATTCCCAAGACTCTGGGAAAAAGGATTATGTTGTAGGAAAGGGGAAGCCACCTAAAAATCGCCAATTTGGGCAACCAGATGGCAATAAGAGGGGTAGTGGCTTCTGGAGTAAAGAGGACACGCCACGCTATAAGCTGGAGCGCATGATTACTATGGGAGATGCCGAGCTAGAGGCTATCATAAACGACCCAGACGCTCCTACATTCGAGAAAGCCATGGCAGACATCATTATCCAGGCTAAGAGCGACTGCGACAAAGAGGGCGTTAAAAGACCCGCTCAGATGCGTTTTAAGGCCATTTCCGACATGATAGACCAGATATATGGCAAGCCAGCGCAAACGACCGTAAATGTGGACGCTGGAGACCACGAAGAGGCCAAGGCGTTTATTAGAGGCGTATTTATACCATAGGAGCGACATGCCAGAGGTATTTACCAGAGACGAGGAAGAGGTAGCCAAGGCAAAAGCTGCTGGCTATTGGACTCCGTTGCCAGGGCCTCAAACATTAGCTTGCCAATTAGCCATGGGAGAGCCTCGACATCGTGAGATTCTTTTTGGTGGAGCACGAGGCCCAGGTAAAACAGAGTGGTCTATCGTTGTAATGGCAGAGAGAATCCAGAACCCTCATTACCAAGGGCTAGTTTTGCGTAAGAACGCAGACGACCTTACAGACTACTGCGTGCGCTGTGAAGAGATGTACCAGTTCGCCAATGTCGTTGTTAGGCGTAATCCTATGGTGCTTAGGTTTGGCACGAATGCGCTCCAAGCAAAGGGCGCAATGATTCGTGGTGGGCATTTGCACGATAAAACATCGTTTATTAAGTACCAGGGTCAGCAGTTTAGCCGCATTGCTATCGAGGAGCTTACGCAGATACCTAGCGAGCTTCTATACAAGCAAATCATGTCCTCGTGCCGCTCTAAGTACAAAGAGCTAAAGCCACAAATGATTCTAACAGCCAACCCAGGTGGCGTAGGCATGGGCTGGGTTAAACGCCGATTCGTCGAGCCAGTAGACAAGAACCAAGACGAGTACACAGAGACCGTGCTAGACAACGGCGACATTCTTATTGAGTCCGCCCGTGTTAAGTGGTGGCAGAAGCAATATGTCTGGACAACGACCAAAGGCCAGAAGCGCATAACCGTTTGGAACGACATCTACGACAAAGAGGAAGAGACCTGGCGTTGTTTTATTCCAGCGACCATCGACGACAACCCTATTTTGACTGACAACGACCCAGACTACATGAAAACGCTTGAGGGCTTGAAAACGACCGACGAAGCCTTGTATAACGCATGGCGACATGGCGACTGGTCTGTATTTGCTGGGCAGGTGTTTACAGAGTTCGACCGCAGCAAGCATGTTATTAGCAATTTTGCCGAGATTGGCACGACCAGCAAGCAGTTTAATGAAGCAGTTAAGATTATCTCCATGGACTGGGGTTACTCTGACGATACGGCAATCTATTTCACAGCGTTTATAGACGGTAGGCCAGTTACATACAAGGAAATGTTCGGGAATCAGAAGCTCGCCTCGGAGTGGGGTAAGGAAATCCGAGAATACATCGAGCGTGGCGACCAACGCATAGACTATTTTATTTATCCGTCGGATATGCAGGACGAAAAGAATGGTAAATCCTCGCCTATTGACGATATTATGGAAGAGCTGAACAAATTGCCGCCAGATATGCAGCCAATTATGCGCATGATGTCTCGTGAGGCTGGCTCTAGGGCTATTAGACAGCATGCAACGCACAAATACCTAAGAGCAGAGCCATGCGCCAAGATATTCAAGTCATGCACCAACCTAGTGAGAGTATTGCCAGAGCTTGTCTACGACGAAACACGCAAGGAAGAGATAGACACTAACACAGACCACGAGCTGACGAACCCATATGACGGCTGGAGTTACGGTTTGAGGTGGCTTGCAGAGCGAAAGACTGGCGAGCTAATCCACAAGTCCGAGCTTGTCGGCGGGAATCCAGTAAAGCGTGGCATTATGCACAATAGCACCATGGCAGAGGCAGGTATCGACCCAGCAGAGTTGTTGCGCAAAGCGAATAGACCAAAATCTCGTGATTGGAAGATTTCGTGATATACTAGATGTATAAAGCGGTTACGCTTTAGCACATAAATCATTTTTGACCTGGCAGAGAACAATATCATAAAGTTTTTTATACTCCCAAAAATAAGCTTTTTATCTCTGTCTATTAAACACTATTCAGACCTCTAGTCTCTCACACCATTACTAGAGGGAAAACAAAAATGCTTATGCTAAAAGTAGCCGCCATTCCTCGCAGTTATGGCGGTTTTTTGAGCGTGATATAATATAAGCATGAAGAACAACAAGCCAATCACTATACTACTCTACGAGAACGACCTACCAGGTCTCCGTGAGATACATTGCGTTAATTGCCGCCGCTTGTTGTGCAAAGTAAACTCCGATGTTAAGTCTATCATTCTCGGCGATGGCTACGACCCAGAAGAGCATAGAGAGATTGTCTCTGGCATGAATGTCGTCGAGCAAAAGTGCCGTGGTTGCGAGTGCATATATAAGTTCTTGTTCCAGAAATAGCTCTGATGCTACAATAAAAGTAGCAGAATAGCCGCACCTTAAACGATTGGAAAGGGGGATTATGTATGTATATCCTGGTAGAGTTTTATATCTGTCTCGACTCTAAGAAGCTGTACAGAGAACTCGAAAAGTACAACATGAATGTAACTGACATGGGCGACGGAAAAGTATTTGCCTACGGCGAAAACAAGACTGGCGAGCAGGTTGCCATTATCCTCTCCATCTGTGATAGATACGGCAGATACTCGCATGTGTCTATCGACAAAGGGGGTAACGAATGTGGCAAAGAAGAGGAAAAAGAAGCCTAACTACTCCTTGCTCGATTTCCACCATCTGCTGTTCCAAGGCAGACATTGGAAACAGGGTTACGCAAAGCTTCTGCGTGAACACCCTTACATGGGCAAGAAGATTCCGCAAGCAACATTACACAGAGAGATACACGCCAAAATCCACGATATTCCTACTCCGAATGGAGCAGAGTGCAAAGCCGCTTATCTGAAGCTTATTGAGCTTGAAGAGCAAGGGCTGATTGACATCGTGAATGACCCAATCGAAAAACGCCTGGATTTCCTTATCGACTTATGGGCAGACAAATGCCCAGCAACCGTGGCAATCCTGGCATGGCAGCGAGAAATCGTGGCCAAGTTTTATGGGGGTGGCTGATGCCGCCCTCTTTTTAATGCTCTACCTCTGTTAAGGTAAGAAATGCGATTATGCTATAATGTCGTTAAGGAGAAGCCATGAACGACGACGAGAAAGAATACATCGGCGCAGAAACAGGACTCGTAGAAGAGATGCCAGTCTTGTCATTAGATGTGCCAGATAGAGAACTTATCCAAAACTTTAAGAGGTGGGAGAAAGAGGCAATCGCCTACTGGAACGACCCAAAGGGCTACAACCTCGAAGAGAAGCGTAAAAAGAACTGGGATTACTACCTAGGCAAGCAGCTCGACAAAACGAAGCTCTACAACTACCAAGTTCCGTTTATCGACAACGAGTTGTTTATCGCAACAGAGACGGTTACAGCTTACACTACTAGCCAGAACCCATCGGCAGAGGTCTTGCCAGAGAATGATTCGCAAGACTCCAAGACCATGGCTGGAGAGCTTGAATGGGCTTTGAATATCCACAGCCAGAAGCACGAGCTTGCCACGAAGCTTGAGCAGGTAGAGCGTGCCATGTACATGAAATATGTCGGCGTTCTAAAGCTCGTCTGGGACGACGAAAAGAACGACATCGTGCCAACTGTTGTAGACCCAGAAAAGATTGTCTTTGACAAGGGTTGCCGCCAGGGAGAGAACCCATTGTTTATTAGCGAGTTGCGAGAGGCTACCTTGCAGCAGATTATTAACATGTTCCCAGACAAAAAGGACAAAATCTTTGAGAGCCTAGAGCGTGTGCGCATGACACCAAAGCTCGCCAACTCTATCTATACCTACAAAGAGGTATGGTTCACGCAGATTGACGAAGAGGGCGAAACAGAGTGCGTTGCGTGGTACATGGGCGATGTCTTACTAGACAAGGCGAAGAACCCTAACTATCTCTACACAGAGGACGGCGTTCAAATCTCAAACTACTTGCCAAGCCCACAGAAGCCATATATCTTGTTTAACTACATGAACGATGGCTCGCATGTAATCGACCAGACCTCTCCGTTTGAGCAAGCTATCCCTATGCAGGATATTCTCAACAAGCGTGGTAGGCAGATTGTAGAAAACGCAGACACGGCTAACAGCATTCTAGTCTTGCGTAGTACGGCTATCACATCAGACGAAGCCGAGAACATCACGAGAGACCCTAACCAGATTCTCTTGCTCACGGCAGACCCTAAAGAGCCTATCAGCAACGCTTACGGCGCAATCGAGCCGCACCTACTCCCGAACTATGTCTTAAATGACAAGCAAGACATTAAGAATACGATTCACGAAATCATGGGTACGCCATCGCAGTTCCGTGGCTCTAACACGAGCAAGGATTCTACGCTTGGCGAGACGCAGATTGTTACATCGCAAGCTTCTGGCCGCCAGGACGCAATTATTCGTGCACTAGAGCGTGGCCTAGACCGCTACTACAAGCTCCTCGTCCAGTTTATGAAAGTCTGGTACGATAAACCGCATTACTTTGCCTCTAGGGACAATGACGGCAAGTTTATCTCGGTAGAGCTTAGCCGTGCTAGGATTCCAGATGTCGCTTATGTCTCTGTCGAACATGGCACGACCATGAAGCAAGACAAGTACCGCCAAGAGAACCTCGCAATGATGCTTGCACGCCTTGGCTTAACTGACCCTTACAACTTGTTCAAGGACTTGGGCATGAAGAACGCAGACCAGCGTTACGAAACGCTAGTTAAGTTCAAGATGTCTCCAGAATCGCTTAGCGAAGATGTGCGCCAAGAGCAACAGAACCGCCAGGCATACATCGACTTTGCATGTATTATGGGCGGCGAAGATGTTAAAGGCCATGACGATGTAGACGCAGAGCATATCCTTGCCCACCGTGCGCAGATTACAACGGATAGATTCCTATACGCCTCGAAAGACCGCCAACAGAAGATGCTCGCACATATCCAAGAAGAGGTGCAGCTCCTATCTAACCGTGTTAAGCTCCAAGAAGCTTCGATGCAGGGCTTACTGGTCGACCCTAACATTCCAGTTACGCCGACTATTCCAGAGCCTATGCCGCAGCAGCCACAAATGCCACCAATGGGCGGGCAACCAATGCCTACTGGAGACCAGCTAATGCAGCAAGGCGGAATGCCTACGCCACAAGCTCCGCAAGGCGGCGCACCAATGAATCCAGAGCAAGCCATTCCGCAGGTAGAAAGCATGCTACCGCAGAATAACCCAGGCATGCCTATGCAACCAGGTGTATAATAGAGGTGCGACAGTAATAGTCGTAAACTCGCAGTTGGCAAGAACCCACTCTCCCGCAGGAGTGGGTTTTGCTTTAGAATAGAATCATGGCGAAGAAATACTTACTCTACCTATTAAGGTGGCAACTATCAACTCCAATATTAGCGATTTGCTTGCACTTTCTAGCTGGTCTAGGGGAACTCTGGGCGACAATACTGGCTAACCTAATAGGCG